TTCTCCTCTGCAGGCGATGTGCTCCTGGCGGACCTGTCGTACTACCAGACCATCACCAAGGCGGGTGGGATGCAGACGGCCACTTCCATGCACCTGTACTTCGATGCGGACCTCACGGCATTCCGCACCACGTTCCGCATGGATGGCCAATCCAAGATCGCCGCGCCGATCACCCCCGCCAAGGGCAACACGACCATGTCGCCCTTTGTCCAACTGGGCGCTCGCTGATCAGGCGCCTGACCATCAAGGAGAAATCACATGTTTCCCAATGCAAAAGGCAGCGAGCTGTTCTCGGTTCTGGCCACCATCGACCCGGCCAGCCAGGCCGTCGGCACCACCTCGACCGGCTGGATCTCGGCCGGTAACCACCACAACCTGCTGGCGCTCATCCAAAGCGGCGCTCTGGGCACCAACGCCACGCTGGATGCCAAGCTCCAGCAGGCCCAGGATGCTTCGGGCACCGGTGCCAAGGACCTGACAGGCAAGGCCATCTCGCAGCTCACCCAGGCTGCCAGTGGCTCGGCCAAGCAGGCGCTTATCAACCTGCGCCCGGATGACCTGGATGTGTCCAACGGCTATGCCTTCGTGCGCCTGTCGGTGACCGTGGGCGTGGCCGCCAGCCTGACGGCAGCCCAGGTGCTTGGCGTCAATCCCCGGTTTGCGCCGGGCGACGCCAATAACCAGACCGCTGTGGTCCAGGTGGTCTAAGAAATCGGGGAGAGCAATGCATGCCTATGCAGTTGATCACCCCGCCTGCAGGAGAGCCGGTTTCGCTTGCCGAGGCCAAGCTCCACCTGCGGGTGGATTTCGATGACGACGACAGCCTGATTCAAGTCCTCATCTCGGCAGCCCGACAGGCGGCCGAGACGTTGACCAATCGGCAACTTGTCACGGCGCGCTGGCGGATGGTGCTCGACAGCTTTCCCGGACCGAGCCTCATGGGCGTGCCCGCAGGGCAGACATTCTCCCTGCCCGGGCATGCCATCCTTATCCCTAAGTCGCCCCTGCAATCGGTTGTGGAAATCCGCTACCTGGACATGGCGGGTGCTTGGCAGGCCATGCCAGCAGCGAACTACACCGTCGACAGTGCCTGCGAGCCTGCCCGCATCACCCCAGTGTTTGGGCAGATCTGGCCCGTATCTCTCCCGCAAATCGGAGCCGTCTCGGTGGTCTTTGATGCCGGGTATGGCGGCGCAGAGCAAGTGCCCGAAGGCCTCAAAAGCTGGATCAAGCTGCGCCTGGGCAGCCTCTACGCCCATCGCGAGGAAGTGGCGTCGATGGCTCGAGGTCGCATTGATCCCTTGCCTTTTGTCGACGGCTTGCTCGATCCCTACAAGGTACCCCTGATATGAGGCCCCTATGAACCCGATCGGAGCTGGCGCATTGACGCGCCGCATCCAAGTCCAGCGCCCCAGCACCACCAAAGATCGCCTGGGCGGCCCCTGCCGAACCTGGCACGATGTGGCGACCATCTGGGCCGATATCCAGCCTCTGTCTGGGCGTGAAGCGGTGATTGCTGGGCGCATCTCGGCAGAACTCACGCATCAAATCACGGTGCGTAACCAGGGACTTTTTGACAACCCCCAGCAAGTGGCCCAGATGCGCGTGCTCTACAAAGCCCGGGTGTTCAACATCCATTCGGCTCTTCATGAAGACGAACGTCGGGTCAAACTCATCTTGTTGGCTTCGGAGGGGCTTGACGATGGCTAAACGTGAAACCTTCAAGATCGAGGGCCTGGCCGAATTGGGCAAAGCCCTGCGTGAATTGCCAGAACGAGTCGCCAGAAACGGCCTGCGTGTCTCCGTGTACGCAGGGGCCAAGGTTGTCCGGGACGAAGCCCGTGCCCGGGCACCCAAGGCAGAGCAGCCCTTGGGGCCGAACCAGCCACCACCGGGCACCCTCAAGCGCTCGGTGATCATGAAGCACATCCCAGAGCTCTCCAGCCTCACGCGTCAGACCTTCTTTGTGACGGTGCGCCACGGCAAGAAGTACCGCAAGCAGGGCAAAAAGGGCAACCTTTCGCAGGATGCCTGGTACTGGCGTTTCGTGGAGTTTGGCACCCGAAAAATGCGCGCACGGCCATTCCTGAGACCCGCTCTGGAAGCCAAGCGGCGCGAAGCGGGGCAGGCCATGAAGGACCGTTTGAGCGAGCGCATCGAGATGGAAGCCAGCAAGCTCTCCCGGAAATAGCCGTGCAGGATTTCTTTGATGCCATCAAGGATCTGGCCGCAGGTGAGGTCTACGCGCTTGTCGCTGCAGAGAACACCCAGTACCCGGCCATTGTCTACACGCCTATCGGCCAGGAGCACATCTTCGGCATCGATGGGCCGAATGTGTCACGAAGCCTGCAGCGCGTGCGCGTGCAGGTCGACACCTACGCTAGAACGTACCAGGAGGCCTTGAACCTGCAAGACCAGGTCCTGGCGGCGCTTTTGGCGGACAAGAGCACCGTTGCCGATGTGCGCATGGGACTCAGTGAATTTGAAGATCAGGCCCGGCTGTACCGGGTGAGCGTGGACTACACCTACTACCGACAGGGCAGTTCACCATGAAACAAGGAGCATGTGCATGAGCAGCACCGCCATCACCGCCCAGGGCATCGCCATTGCCCGCTTTGGCACCACCACCTTTGAAACCATCCCCAACGTGGTCTCGTTTCAGGGCCCCGGGGGCCAGGCCTCGGTCATCGATGTGACCAATCTGGCCTCCACGGCCAAAGAAAAACGAGTGGGCCTGCGCGACGAAGGGCAGCTCTCGCTCAGCCTGCACTACAACCCTGAAGACGCAGTGCACCAGGGATTGCGCACCGACCGCGCCAACCGCATCCGTCGACAGTTTCGGATCACCTTCACCGATGTGGCAGCTGCCACTTGGACTTTTTACGGCTATGTCACGCAGTTCAGCGTGCAAGGCGGCGTGGACGCGGTGGTCGAGGCCAGTGTGACCATTGAAATCGACGGCGACATCACAGAAAGTTAAAACCATGAATCTCCTGTCCAAAGAGGCCATCCTGGCCGCCGATGATTTGCCGCGTGAAGTCGTGAGCGTTCCCGAGTGGGGCGGTGTGGTGCATGTGCGCACCATGACCGGTACCGACCGCGACGCCTTCGAAGCCAGCCTGATCACAAAAGAATCCGTCCCGTCGTCCAAAGACCAACGCATGCACAACGTCCGCGCGCGTCTGGTTGCGCTCACCTTGTGTGATGAGTCGGGCGAGCGTTTGTTCCTGGATGGTGAGATCGACGCTCTGGGCCGTAAAAGTGCCCGGGCGCTTGACCGGGTGTTTGCCGTGGCCCAGCGCCTGAACGGCATCGGCACCGATGAGGCACAAGCCGCAAAAAACGCCTGATCGCCAGCCCCGCCCGGCGCTTTGTGTTTCGCCTGGCGCTGGCTTTGGGCACGCCGGTGCGGGAGTTACTGGCGCGCATGGGCTCGGATGAGCTCACCGAGTGGATGGCGTTTTATCAACTGGAGCCCTTTGGCGACTTTCGGGCGGACTTGCGCTCGGCCATCGTGGCGTCCACCTTGGCCAACGCCCACCGCAGCAAAGAGGGCAAGCCCTTCACCCCCGAGGACTTCATGCCCTTTGTGCATAAGCACCACAAAGAGCACCGCTCAGATCAGCCCACGGCCTCTGAAGCAGATGCATCACGCCTGAACATCGCCCGCTTCAAGGCCATGTTCGCGCACCGCATTAAAAGATAAGGCGACTCCATGGCTGATATCGGCTCACTGGTCATCAAACTTGCTGCCGATACTGCCGAGTTTCAGGCCGATCTCGGGCGCAGTGCGCGTTTGCTGGACAAGCACGCCTCGGAGATGAAAGCTTCGCTGCAGCAAGTGGCGAGCGTTGCCCGTACCGCTTTTGCTGTCGTCATTGGAACCACCTCGGTGGCAGCTTTGCGGGACTTTGTGGCCCAGACCCTGGAGACCTCGGCTGCGCTGCAGGGCCTGGCTGAGCAAACGGGGGCGAGTGCCATGGCACTGTCAGGCTTTGCGCCGGTGGCCACCATTTCGGGCACCGCCATGGACGCCATTGGCGGGAGCCTTGCCAAACTCTCCAAGGGCCTGGCAGGCGTTGACGACGAAACGGCCGGTGCCACCAAGGCGCTCCAGTTTCTGGGTATCCGGGCCAAGGATGCCAGCGGCAACCTGCGCGATCCGGCTGAGGTCATGAACGATGTGGCCTTGAAGCTGTCCGAATTTGAGGACGGCGCAGGCAAGACGGCCCTGGCCATGGAGCTTTTTGGCAAGTCGGGCGCGTCCATGCTGCCCTTTCTCAAAGACCTCGCAGAAAACCAGGACCTCAATATCCGCCTCACGGCCCAGCAGATCGAGGAAGCGGACAACGCCTCCAAAGCGCTGGCCCGCATGAAAGCCGAGTCGGGTTTTGTAGCGCAGACCCTGGTCACGGCCGCCATTCCGTCCATGACCGTGCTGGCGCAGGAGCTCAAACAGGTGCTGTTTGGCACTGACGATGCAGTGGGCGGTATCCAGCGTCTGCGCACCGATGGTTCACTCACCACCTGGGCGCAGAACACGGCGTACGCCATCGCCGTGGTCATCGACGCCCTGCGCGGCATCGGTCAGACCATCAAGTCGGTGATTGGCAGTTTCCAGGCGGTGTGGGCAGACATCGAACTGGCCGGGACATTTTTAGCGGGAGGCGAGGGACTCAATCCGTTCTCTGAAGAGAACCGTGCACGCCTCAAGGCAGCGCTGGACAAGCGCAACACGATCGTCGAGCAGGCAAATCAGAACTACGTCGAGCTGTGGGACATGCCACTCTTGGCCGATGCGGTCACCAAGCGCTTTGATGACATCCGCAAAGCCACTGACGCGAGCAGTACCGAAACGACTGCACCGGCTCCCCGCAAGCGCCTGAACTACAGCACCGCCACCACGAGCGTCACAGCTACGGCCATGGCAGGCATCGACAGTGAGCTCAAGCGCCTGCAAGCCTTGGTGGATGTGGAGTCCGGCATCCTCAAGGATCGCCAACGCATCATCGACCTTTATGAAAACCAGGGCTACCTGAGTTTCAAGGAAGCCAGTGAGGCCCGCCTGGCGGCACAGCAGGACTTCACGCAAAAGCTCTCTGCCTTGTCTTCGGATGAGGAAGCCGTTTTGCGCCGAGGCCTCGAGACGGTCGCTAAAACCAGCCAGGACAAACTGAGGCTCCAGGACAAACTTGCGGAAATCGCCCTCAAACGCCAAAAGCTCGAGCGCGACGCCCAGCAGTCAGACCTGGAGCGTCAGATCCGGCTGCCTGGCGAATCCCTCAAAGACCTGCAAGAGCAGGCCTCGCGTGGTCAGGCCCAGTTGCGTGCCAGCGAAGAGCAGATCAAGACGCTGCGCGAGACCGGCTCCATCAGCGAGCTCGAGTCCCTCCGCCGCTTGGGCGAAGCCCGTCAGGAAAGCGCCAGTCAGCTGGCCAGTCTGGCCCAACAAGCTCGTGCCCTTGCTGACGCCGCCCCCGGCAATGAAAAACTTGCCGAAGCCCTTCGCAAAATCGAGGAAGCTGCGCGCCAGGCAGCTGATGGCGCACAGCTGTTGACGCAGCGGGCCAAGGAACTCTCGGACCCCGAGGCGGGGTTTTCCAAAGGCCTGCGCGCTGTGGCCGAGGAAGCCGAGCAAATCGGCAAGCAGATGGAAGCGGCCACCGTTCGCGCCTTCAATGGCATGACGGATGCGCTGGTGGGCTTTGTGATGACGGGCAAGCTCGACTTCAGGTCGCTGGCGAACTCCATCATCTCGGATTTGATCCGCATCCAGATCCAGCGCACCATCACCTTGCCCCTGGCCAAAGCCATGAGCAGCTTCTTTGGTTTTGCCGATGGCGGGGTCATGACGGCACAGGGACCACTGCCATTGTCAGTACCGTTGCGGGGCTACGCCAGCGGAGGGATTGCCAATTCGCCGCAACTGGCGGTGTTTGGCGAAGGCTCGAGGCCAGAGGCCTATGTGCCGTTGCCCGATGGGCGGACCATTCCCGTGACCATGAGCGGTGGCGCTGCGGGTGCCGGCTTGGGGTCGGGCACCGTCTTCAACATTTCCGTGAACGTCTCGGACTCGGGTACATCAACACGGGGTGACAACGCGGGTGGTCGTGACCTGGGTCAGGCGGTGGCCAATGCAGTGCGCCAGGAGTTGCTCGCGCAAAAGCGGGCCGGAGGTTTGCTCGATAGCAGGAGGGCTTTGTAAATGGCTGTTTTTACATGGATCCCTTCCTTGGGTGCCAGTATGGCCATGCGGCCCAATGTGCGCCGTGTGGCTTTTGGGGATGGCTATGAGCAGCGCCTGACCTTTGGCATCCACACCCAAGCCGAGGTCTGGACGCTGGAGTTTCGTGGACGCACCACGCAGGATGCCGGTGCCATGGATTCGTTCTTGCGCGCTCGCGGGGGTGTGCAGGCCTTTGAGTGGACCACCCCGGGAGGCACTGCGGCCAAGTTCACCTGCGAAGAGTGGAGCCGCTCAGTGGATGAGCCCAACGTCGAGACGGTGCGGGCCACGTTCAAACAGGTGTTTGATTTGTCATGACCGAGTCCATTCAAACCAGTGAAGCGATCACCGCAGAAATCCAGAAACTTGCGCCCAGTGCTGTGATCGAGCTCTTTGTGCTGGATCTGTCGCTATTTGGGCAGGGACCCGTGCGCTTTCATGCAGGCACCAACGCCCTCCTGCAGCGTGTGGTCTGGCAAGGCTACGCCTATGAGGCGTTTCCGATCCAGGTAGAGGGCTTTGAGTTCAACGGTGGCGGGCAGGTGCCTCGTCCCCGGCTGCGAGTGGCCAATGTCACGGGCTCGATCACCGCTCTGGTGCTGAGCTACCAAGACCTGGTGGGTGCCAGGATCACCCGCAAGCGAACCCTGGCCAAGTACCTCGATGCGGTCAATTTTGAGGGCAGCGTGAACCCGACGGCAGACCCTTTGGCCGAGTTTGCCGACGATGTGTACAGCGTTGACCGCAAGTCGCGTGAAACGCGCGAGGTGGTCGAGTTTGAGTTGGCCGCATCCTTTGATCTGGAAGGCGTCAGCTTGCCGCGCCGTCAGATTGTGCAAAACGTCTGCCCTTGGTCCTACCGGGGTGCCGAGTGTGGTTACACGGGCAGTGCGTATTTCAACGCCAGCGATGAGTTGGTGAGCAGCAGGGCGCAGGACACCTGCGGCAAACGCCTGGCATCTTGCCAGAGGCGTTTTGGGACGAACGCTGAGCTGCCCTTCGGGGGCTTTCCTGCCGCTGGCTTGTTTCGATGAGGGCTCAAGGCAATCCTTGAATGAAATCAATCCATGAATGAAGTCAATCAGTCTTTGGCATTGGCCCACGCCGCGCGCGAGTATCCCCGGGAAGCCTGTGGCTTGGTGATTGTTCAAAAGGGCAGGCAGGTGTACTGCCCCTGCCGCAACATTGGCTTGGGGACCGACCAATTCGTGATTCACCCTGAAGACTATGTGCAGGCCCATCATCAGGGTGAGATCGTGGGTGTCTTTCACTCACATCCGAATTTGCCTGCGCAGCCCAGCCAGGCCGATCGTGTGGCTTGCGAGGCCACAGGCTTGCCGTGGTTCATCGTTTCCTTTCCCGCCGGTCAGTGGGCGCAGATCAAGCCTGAGGGGTACGTTGCGCCCCTGGTAGGTCGTCAATGGGCACATGGTGTGCTCGACTGCTACGCCCTGGTTCGCGATTGGTACGGTCAGGAGCGGGGCATTGAGCTGCCGAACTTCGAGCGCTTTGACGAATGGTGGAAGCGCGGCATGAACCTGTACCTGGACAACTTTGGTTCGGCTGGGTTTGAAGTTGCTGATCTGACCGATCTCAAAGTAGGCGATGTGCTTTTGATGCAGGTGGCTTCACCGGTACCCAACCATGCATCTGTGTATCTGGGCGATGGTTTGATCCTGCACCATTTACAAGGCAGGCTCTCCAGCCGGGACGTGTACGGCGGCTACTGGCAAAAGGTCACCACCCACGCTTTGAGGCACCCACACTTGCACACACACCACCACCTACAAGCACACCGCTCTGATAGCGAGTCACGCGATGGCCACAATCCTTCTTCTTGGTGAACTGGGCAGGCGCTTTGGCCGTCGCCATCAGATGGCAGTGGCTTCGGCCGCAGAGGCTGTGCGCGCCCTGTGCGCCAATTTCCCGCAATTCGAGCGCGAGTTGGTGTCCTCTGGCGAGCGGGGGGTGGGCTACCGTGTTCTGGTGGAGCGCGACGCCTTGTCGCTCGAGCGCCTGCATGAACCCACCGGTCAGCAGCGCATCACCATCGCACCCGTGGTCTCCGGGGCAGGAGGCAACGGCTTGGGTCAGATCCTTCTGGGGGCGGCGCTGATCGCCGTGTCGTGGTGGAACCCAATGGGCTGGGCAGCAGCGGGTTCATTCCTGTCCCAAGCCACCCTGTATTCGGTGGGCACATCCATGATTTTGGGCGGCGTGGCCCAGATGATCGCACCCACCGCTAAAGCCACCGACCCTTCTGAGCGACCAGAAAACCGCCCAAGCTACGTCTTCAACGGGGCTGTGAATACCACCGCCCAAGGCCATCCCGTGCCTGTGGGTTATGGCCGCATGATCGTGGGCTCGGCCGTGATCAGCGCGGGCATAGATGTTGATGAAATACCTGTCGATGAAATACCCGTTGACGAGAGTCCTGTATGACGACGCCTTTGACAGATTCCAGGCCTTTGATCATCGGTGCGGGTGGTGGTGGCAAGTCCGGTGGTGGCAGCGCCCGTGTGGCGCAAGAAGCGGCCGACAGCTTGCGCTCCAAAGCCTACGCGCGCGTGGTCGACCTGGTGTGCGAAGGAGAAATCGAAGGCTTGGTCCAGGGCCTGCAGTCGGTGTTTCTGGACGACACGCCTATCCAGAATGCCGATGGCAGCTACAACTTCTCCGGAGTCACACTCGAGAGCCGCCCGGGCACTCAGCAGCAGGGCTACATCCCCGGCTTTGCCTCGGTAGAAAACGAGGTCTCGGTCGGCGTGGAGTGCAAGTTTGATCAGCCGGTCGTGCGCTCCATCACGGACCCCGATGTCGACGCTGTGCGCCTGAAGGTCAGCATGCCCGCACTGACCTTGCAGGACACCACCAACGGCGATTTGAATGGCACATCGGTCAGCTATGCGATCGATGTGCAGTCGGCGGGCTCCGGTTTTGTACAGGTGATCACCGATACGGTCTCGGGCAAAACCACCTCGCGCTACCAGCGCAGCTATTACGTGCCGCTGCCTGGCACTGGCCCCTGGGATGTGCGATTGCGCAGGCTCACCGAAGACGCGACCCAGAGCAGCCTGCAAAACAAAACCTTTCTGGACGCGTACACCGAGGTCATCGAGAGCAAGCTGCGCTATCCCAACAGCGCCTTGATGGCCCTGCGGGTGGATGCCTCTCAGTTCAACGCCATCCCCCGGCGCAGCTATGACTTGAAGCTCCTGCGCGTGCGGGTACCGAACAACTACGCCCCTGAAACCCGGTCATACACCGGAATCTGGGATGGCACGTTCAAGGTGGCCTGGACCGACAACCCGGCATGGTGCTTTTACGATTTGGTGACCAACACCCGCTACGGTCTTGGCAACTACATCCCAGAGTCTCAAGTGGACAAATGGGCGCTGTACCGGGTAGCGCGTTACTGTGACGATCTGGTGCCCGATGGTCTGGGTGGGTATGAGCCCCGCTTCACCTGTAACCTGTACCTGCAAACCCGTGAGCAGGCCTATAAGGTCGTGCAGGACATGGCCTCGGTGTTTCGGGGCATGGCCTACTGGTCGGGCGGTGCCATCACGGTCACGCAGGATGCACCGCAAGACCCGGTCTACCAGTTCACCGCTGCCAACGTCATCGACGGGGAGTTCGCCTACCAGGGCTCATCTGCCAAGGCTCGCCACACGGTGGCCCTGGTCAGTTGGATCGATCCGGAGGATTTTTATCGGCAGAAGGTGGAATACGTCGAGGATGTGGCGGGCATCGCGCGCTACGGCGTGGTGCAAGCCGATGTGGTGGCCATGGGTTGCACCTCGCGTGGTCAGGCCAATCGGGTGGGCAAATGGCTGCTTTACTCCGAGCAGTCCGAGTCGGAAATCATCACCTTTCGCACAGGCCTGGAAGGGGCTGTGGTGCGCCCAGGAGATGTCATTCAGGTGGCTGATCCGGGTCGCGGTGGCATGCGCCTGGGTGGACGCATCGCTGCAGCTACTACCACCAGCGTCACGCTGGATCAGGATTTACCGGCCGATTTGCCCTGGAGGATCTCGGTCATCTTGCCCGACGGCAATGTGCAAGAGCGGCAGGTGGGGGCCAACTTCAATGGAGTGAGCGGACGAACGCTCACGGTGACCATTCCCTTTAGCGTAGCTCCACAAACCGATGCCATCTGGGGGCTGGCTTCGACCATCATCGAGCCTCAGTTGTTTCGGGTGGTGTCAGTGGCCGAACGAGAGCCCGGTGTGCACGAAGTCACGGCCCTGGCCCACAACCCGGGCAAGTACGCCGCCATCGAAGAAGGCCTGGCGCTGCAGCCGCGCGCCATCACGGTACTGTCGGACATGCCCGCAGTGCCCACGGGGTTGAGCATGCAAGAGAGCCTGTACCGGGTCAAAGACCGGGCGCAGGTGTTGGTGCAGCTGTCCTGGGCTGAAGTGCCAACGGCCATTGCCTATCGACTGTCCTACAGGGTAGGGGGTGGCAACTTCGTGAGCCTGCCGCTGACCAGTGCCAATTACATTGAAATTCGCGATGCCCAGGAGGGCGATTACGAGTTCAGTCTGAGAGCCATCGGTATCACCCGCAAGGAAAGCGCACCCGCCACACTCAGCGCTACGGTGCTGGGCAAGACACTGCCCCCGTCGGATGTCACCGGATTCACGGTCCAGCGCCGCATGTCCGATCTGTTGCTGAGCTGGGACGAACTGTCCGATGCCGATCTGGCGGGCTACGAGGTGAGGGTGGGGCCCGGCTGGGACGACGCCCAAGGGGTGGCCTCCACCTCGGGCACGCAGATGGTCCACGACCAGGATGCGGCCGGGCAGTACCCGTATCACATCCGTGCCTACGACACCTCGGGCCAGTACAGCGCGCATGTCACCACCTTCGTGCTGACATTGCTGGCCCCCGCCACGGTACGCCAGTTCGATGTGGTCCAGTCAGCCAACCGGCTGGAGTTTCGCTGGCAACCCAACCCCGAGCCCGAGGTGGTGGGCTATGAGCTGCGAGAGGGGGCAGCCTGGGATGCATCGCTTTTTGTGGCCGAGGTCAAATCCACGAGCTACACATTGCCTTCAGGCTTTGACGGCGAGCGCAAGTTCTGGATCAAGGCGATCGCCTCGCCCGGCATCTACAGCGACACGCCCACCTTCGTCTCGACCGTGGTGGCTCAGCCGCAAAACGCCAACCTGATCCTCGCGCGAGATGAGCAGGCTGCTGGCTTTGCTGGCACCAAGCATTTCGCCTCGGTGGTCACGGTCAATGGCAAAAACGTGCTGCGCATGAACACCGGTGCACAAGTGGCCGAATACCTCTTTGAGCTGGATCTGGTCTCGCCCATCCGGGCGCAGAACACCTTGCTCAGCAGTTTGGGGGCGTCGGTCGACGACCGCACCACCTGGCAGGAAGCCAACTTTGTCTGGAGCGGTGACGCTGCCAGGCGGCAGTGGACCTATGACGGTGCCATCGCCAACGTGGATGCGCGGTTCCAGATGGCGCGCCAGGATGTCTTGCACCCAGGTGAGCTGTACGGCTGGCGGCTCAGTGGCACGGTGATGGGCATCGGCAACCTGCAAGCGAACCCCTCGGCGGGTGTGAGTTACGGCGATGGCCGCTATGGCGAGGGGCTCATGGTTAAGGACACCACACAGGTGGCCTGGGCTGTGAACATGCCTCAGGTGTTCCACACCTCGTTCTGGTTCATCCCCCAAGAGGTCACGACCTGCGTGATTTGGAAAGCAACGGGCCTTGGAGGGGCATTGCTGCTGGGCTATGACGCCCAGACCCAAGACTTCTTTCTGGAAGACCACTTGTCCAGGCGTGTCACGTTGGCGTTCGAGCTGCTGGCATCCGATCGGGTCTGTCTGGGGGTGTGCCAGACCCAAACCGAGCGCCGCCTGTTTGCTTGCAGGATGGGCGGCCCTGTCCATGCGGCCAGCGCAGGGATGGAGCCCGTGGGTGGGTTCAGCAGTTTGCAGCTGTACTGAGCCGGGCCGTTCACAACGTCTGCATTTGCAGATTCAGCGCAGCCATCACAGGCAACGCGCTCGACACAGGCGCTGCTCCCCAAAAGGGCAGCGCTTTTTTTAAGCCATTCACATTCAGTGACTTTTACCAAGGCAACACATGATTGACGAAACCATGCAACTGCAGGGGGCGATGACCCTCATTGTTCGACGCGCCAGTGGCGACATCGAAACCGTTCACAAAGACAACATCATCGTGAACGTTGGCTTTGATTTCATCGCCGACGCCATCGGAAAATCAGCCAGCCGTCCCTCGGTCATGGGCTTCATCGCCTTGGGCACGGGCACCACGGCGGCTGCGGCCAGCCAGTCGGCGCTGGTCTCTGAGCTCGACCGAAACGCCGCCACTTACGCGCACACGGTGGGCACCAAGGCTTTTAGCTTCACGGCGGACTTTCCTGCGGGTGACGGAACGGGGGCGATCACGGAAGCGGGGGTGTTCAATGCCGCATCGGGCGGGATCATGCTCGACAGGGTGGTGTTTCCGGTGGTCAACAAAGGTGCAGATGACAGCCTGACCGCAGTGTTCACCTTCACCATGAGCTGATCGCCATGGCTGAGACGGTCACCGTGGGCGAATCTCAAGGCCCGCGCTACACCTGGGCCAATGCCAGTTTCATATGGACAAGCGCCAGTGCAGGCAAGTCCTGGCTCACCGCGTACCCCGCTGTCTATGTGGTGGCCGTGGCTGCCACGCTGGCTTGGGGCGAGGCGACAGGCCGCCTCCATGGCAAGCGGCTCGCTGAAGGCGTGTCCCTCTCAGAAGAGCGGCGGCATCAAGCCGCACTAATGAAGACGGAGTCGATGGGGTTTGCCGACACCTATTACGACCTGATTGCCTATGTCTTGCGCTGGGTCGAATCTCTGGGTGTGGCCGAAAGCGTCTCCAAGGCTGGCCACAAGTCTGTGCATGAAAACCTCCAAACGCTGGACGACCTGGCCCGCTCTGTGACCAAAACCGTACAAGAAGGTTTGCCCGTGAAGGAAAGCCTCTCGCGCCGGGTGCTCCAAAAGCATGGCGAGAGCCTGCCGATGGCGTCAGTTAGTGCACGGCTGGCCAGCAAAGCATTCGCTGAAGGGGTGGATTTGACCGATGGCCTGGATCAAGGCTTCAGCAAACGCGTTACCGAAGCCCTGAACTTTGCCGAGACCTATTACGACCTGATCGCTTTCATCCTGCGAATAGGCGAAGGATTGGCCCTGAGCGATCAGGCCTCGAGGAAGCTTCAAAAACCTGTCTCGGAGGCTTTGAGCACCAACGATCAGCTCACCCGCCAATCTTTCAAACAGGTGACCGAGGGACTGGCGTTTGCAGAAAACTTGGGCCGCACGGTGGCGTACAAGCGATTCCTGCAAGAAGGGCTGGGGGTGTCAGATGCTCTGCGCCGGGCGATGCGCGTGGCGGCCCACGAAGCCCTGGCCCTTGCCGAGCAGTACCGCCGCCACGCCAATGGCGTGATCAGCGACATGATCGTGGCCAGCACCGAGATCACCGAGGCCGATTTTGCAAACATTGTGGAAGCTGGCCATCCGCCGGGCTACACGGATTTCCGGGATTTCATTCAGGGTGACTACACCTACCAGAAGGCCTTGTTTCGGGCCATCCTGAAGTCCAGAAACTCGGACAGAGGTTTCATCGATGCGCTGCGCGTCACGGTCGATGTGCCGGATGTCTTTGACCGGGGCTCTGTGCAGATCACCGACGCGCAGGCAGGCGCTGTGATTGGGTTTTCTCGAACTTTCAGGGTCCCGCCTGAAGTGACCATGACCCACAAGGGCGGCACGGTGGTCGCCATTCCACGCCTGTCCAGTGCAGTCACGCGAACAGGGTTCACTGCTGTTTTAGAAAACACCGCTGGCACCCGCGTGACCGGCACCTTCACCTGGATCGCTCAGGGGTACTGATAGCCCCTATGCAGCCGAGTCATTTGTCCATCCATTCAACATGCAAAACTTCACCGACATCCCGTCGTCGCGCACGCTCTCTGATTCTTTGATCGAGATCCTGAACAACGACAAGACAGCGATCTCCTGCAACAGCGGAACCACGTTCCCGACCACTAACCAACAGGTGGGCATGCTGTGCTATCGCACCGACCAGCTCAAGCTCTATCAGTTGATCGGGACTAACCCAGACAACTGGCGCTTCATCATGGATTTGGCCAGTGGGATCGATGCCCAGTTCGCGGCCAAGCTCAACGTGGCAGCCTACACCGCAGCGGATGTGCTGGCCAAGCTGCTCACGGTGGATGGCTCTGGCTCGGGTCTGGACGCCGACCTGCTCGACGGACAACATGCCAGCGCTTTTGCTTCGGCGTCGCACAACCACAACGCGGCCTATCTGGGCATCAGTGCCAAAGCGACGGATTCGGATCGCCTTGATGGCTATGACTCATCTGCCTTTGTCCGCTCGGTCAACGGGGGCGGCCCCGACGCCAACGGCAATGCAACGGTCAGCATCGATCTGTCTGGCCGTGTCGCCCGCAGTGGTGACAGCATGAGCGGTCGGCTCACATTGCCCAGTCAAACTGTCCAGAGCACCTCGCCCACGATCGACTTTTACGACACGGACCAGGGCAGCACCCGCTACTTGCATGTCAACAGCAACCTGATGGGGTTTTTGAAGACCGACGGCAACTGGGACATGTACATGAACAACGGCGGCTCGATGTGGACCGCCAACTATGGCTGGTTACACGATTACTTCTTCCGTTCAACAGCCAATTGCGCAAGCCAGCCTGGTACAGGCGATGTGGCCATCAATTGTTATGGCAGCGGTAATGTCAACTCAGGCCGGATTCACGAACTGATAGATGAAGGCGGGCAAATCAGGCTGCGATCGGTCAGATATTTCACCAACTGCGACTGCAACTGCAATTGCTGCGGCTGCTGATGGGGTAGATCTGTCATGAATACCATTCGTATGCCTTACCCCTTGCAAAGTCCTGCCAGTACCAACAACGCGCAAAGCATCAACAAAGTCCGCATCGAGCGGATCGATGGAGACTTCTACATCGAGCATCTTTTGCCAGCCTATGAAATGGCACTGGATGCATCTGGGCGTGTCATTGACGAAACCGCACAGCCCAGCCTGGCAGGCCATCAAAGCGCCTTCGTCCATACCCTGCGCCAAGCTGACTTGCAGCAGTTGGCTCAGGACCCAGGCAATGCCTATACCGTCTGGCTCTTTGCTTTGCGACAAGGGCAGAGCGAGCCGGTGTGGATCAACAAGTTCGCACAGACTGCACTTTCCAAAGAAGGGTTCCGGGAATACTGGAACCAGCAGCCCATGCTGGTCTTGGCCCAGCTTTGGATCCCGCCGCTCGGTCTGGAGCCCTCGCTGGTGCTCATGTGTTCGCCACACGCAGACCAGACCGAAGTGACAGGTTTTGAGTTTGAGCACGCTTGGGAAACCAATTCTGTTGCCATGGTCATGGCGTTTCCGCTGTTTCGCATGGCCGATGAAGGAGGCGATCCACGGCGCATCCGAATCATGGCGGTCAATGACCAAGGTGAGGCGATCCCGGCGTCCGGGCAGGTGCTCCTGAGCACCACGGCCGGAGCCTTGAGCAACAGCCGCCCAAGCCTAGAGAAAGGCCAAGCCCTGGTCACACTCTTTGGCGCAGATCCTGGTGCACTGGCCAAGATCAAGTTGGGTTTCAAGTGGTTCAGTGGCGTCGAAGAGCTGGAGGTGCGGGTGTGACCCTTGCTGAAAATGTCCGTGTGCGCTTCGTGCAGCGGGTCGATGAGTTCACACAGCCGCTGGCCGTAGAGGTTCTGGCCGAAGCTGATCGCCTGTCTTGGCGACTGTGGGAGCCATTGGAGATGTTGCGGCCAGAGGGTCCGGTCGGCAAGGTCACCCAGATGCAGTATCGGGTCCATCCTTCAGGTGCTTCAATGTCAGACCCTGATTCATTGCCGAGGCGGGGCCAGCCCAGTCCCTACACGTTGCCGGTTCGCTCGGACATGCCCGTCGGGCACACCGAGACCATTGATGGGCAGCCATGGGGCCTCGTCGATGAAATCGCCCTGGATCCACAGGCCATGCGCGCCAAACCACGCATGTACGGGCAGCACCTCAGCGACTGGGCCGCGTGGATGTTTGTCCTGTGCATGGACACCTGGCGCTTCATGGCACCCTTTAACCGTCATGTTCTGACCCGCACCAGCCAGGTAGACAGCGAAGGCTTTACCGGCTTGTCCTTGCCGCTGACCAAGGCACGCCAGAAGCACTTGGTCGCCGGATCTTGCCTGGTGCCTTGGCATGAACAGCCGCTCAGTGCTCAGATGGTGCTTCGCATCAACGCCTACCCAGGGGGCGCGCTGTGGACCAATTTACCGGTGGATGAGCATGTGCGCTATGCCAAGACAAGTGATGCACTGCTTGGGCACGCGCACACCATTACCAGTCTGCACGCGCATTTGCCCACATTCAGTGTTCATGTTCCGCCAGTGGTTGGACCTGATCAGTGGGTCGAGCTCGAAATCCGGGCTTCCGAGCCTGTCGATGCCTGGCTGCATGTGCACGCTGTTTCGGGTTATGTCACGCACCGCCGTGTGCGCATGCAAGCAGGTCGCGCCCAAGTTCGGGCACTGGCCTTGGGCTTGCGTGCTGGAGAAAACCTGCACCTTAAATTTGGATTAGGGGCCGTCACCGCACTGGCCCAAGGAGTGATTCATGTCATTTGACACATCAGCGCACGCCCCACCACCCATCATGGCGGTGGCCACACAAGCCAGCCCGCACCCGGCCTCATCGGCCTTCGCCTCAGAAAACCACCCAACGCAATCCCAGCGTTGGGTTTTTTCTTTGTGGCCCAGCACCGTGCATGTTCAGCCGTCGGGCTTGTCACCCCTGCTGCTTGAGCGGTTGGCGCAAGCCGTCCTGCGGGAGGACGTCCACCACCGCTGGGGCCCCGAGGCCTGGCAGTGCCGCAGCCACGACTTGCTGCAGGCAGGCATATCTCCGGCAGATGGTCTTGGTGACATGCTGGCGGGGGTCCGCGCGCACCTGCAATCCATCTGGGGCACATACCGCTATCGGCTGAGCGCCCACATCATGCGATGCCAGCCAGGATTCCATGTGGCAGAGCACGTTGCCAGCGCACGCGCTGGACTCAACACGGTGTTGTTTTTGCAAGGCGACTACGCCCTGACCGACAGCCCCAACGTTCGAACGTCCGGCTGCATGGTCATTGGCAATCCCGCCAAACGCGTCAATGAAAGTCTACTGCCCTGGGAGACGCCGGTGCATTTCCCGATCACCCCGCAGCCTGGCCTGCTGGTGACCATGCCGCTGTGCACACCGCACGGTTACTTTCCGCTGCGCACCCAGTCGTGCGACACCTTGGCCATTGAGTTTCACTCGGTGGCCGAACCGGAGGCTGATCATGCTTGATCTGCGCAGCCCGGTTTCATTTGCCGATGGTGTTTTGGATCAGTCGACCTCTCAGGCGCTCATCGATTGGCTGCAGCACCTGCAGTACCGCTACTACCGCATCACCAACAAAAACGAGCCAGAGCCATTCCCGATCTGGCACCGTGAGCTGATGGGGCGGGATTGGCCCATCAACCAAGCCTCTGACTACAGCTGCACGCCGCAATTCCTACAGGACGAATCGAGCGTGCTGCCCCATGTCTGGGTGTCCTGCATGCGCGCACTGAAGTTACCCGTCATGACCCAGTGCCATGGCGTGTACGCCAATGCCAACACCCATGGCAACGAGGGCAATGTCCACATCGACAGCCAGCATCCACTGGACAGAACCCTTTTGATTTACGGCGTGCGGCAATGGCAAGCGGGGTGGGGCGGGGAGACAGTGTTCTACGACCAGGACGACCGCTTGCTCGGCTCTGTCATGCCCGCGCCTGCTCGGGCGGTGTTCTTTGCCGGGCACATCCGCCATGGCGTCAACCCCATCTCCCGCGCCTGCCGCGATCTGCGGCCAGTGCTGGTGTTCAAAACGCGGCTTCAGGAGCCGCAAAAGGTCCTCTCATGAAATTTGAAATTCATGCCTTGCACAAGGACGGTCATCAAGTCTTGCTTCACTACGACAACCAGCTGTCTGAGCTGACTTGGCAGAACGGCACGCCCGTGCTGCCTGTTCAACCTGGAACGTTTCGCGATGCCACGGTGGTTTCGGTCAACCAGCCTGGTCGCAAGGGGAATGTCCGCGTTCTCAAAATCAGCCTGGGTCTGTCCTGCAACTACGAATGCAGCTACTGCAACCAGCGCTTTGTGCCGCATGCGGATGCCAGCCATCCCGATGACATTGAGCCTTTCATCGGTCAACTGACGGACGCGCTGATTGAACCCCCAGAGCGCATCGAGTTCTGGGGCGGTGAGCCATTGGTCTATTGGAAGACGCTCAAACCGCTGGCTGAGCGCCTACGTGGCCTGTATCCACATGCCCAGTTCAGCTTGATCACCAACGGCAGCTTGCTCGATGCGCAAAAGATCGAGTGGATCGACCAGATGGGGTTCTCTGTGGGCTTGTCTCATGACGGCCCTGGCCAGTCCAGCAGAGGCCCAGATCCGCTCAGTGATCCTGAGCGGCACGCTGCCATCATGTCGCTCTATACCCGGCTTCATCCTCAAGGGCGCATCAGCATCAATGCCATGGTGCATGCGGGCAATCAGAGCCGCGCACAGATTCAGGCCTGGCTGCAGCAACGGTTTGGCCAGGATGTGCGCATCGGGGAGGGGGCTTTCATTGACCCCTATGACGAGGGTGGCTTGGCCGCAACCCTGCCAACCCCTCAGGACCATTTTCGCTTCAGGGCCCAGGCCTACAAAGAGCTACGGTTGGGTTTGGTTTCTCGCATGTCGGTTGCTCAGCAGCGCATCATGGATTTCGTGCAGTCCATCCGGACCGCGCGTCCGGCCTCCTCCTTGGGGCAAAAGTGCGGCATGGACCAGGCCAGCCATCTGGCCGTAGACCTGCACGGCAATGTGCTCACCTGCCAAAACGTGAGTGCTGCGGCTGTCTCTCCCAACGGACAGCCGCACAAGATCGGTCACCTCTCTGACTTGGCCAACGTACAAATGCGGACGTCTACCCACTGGAGCCAAAGAGCCGACTGCCCCAGCTGTCCAGTCTTGCAGCTGTGCAAAGGCTCGTGCATGTTCCTGGATGGGCCGCTTTGGGAGGCCGGTTGTGGCGCAGCGTTTTCGGACAATGTGCCCTTTCTGGCCGCCGCCATCGAATACCTGACCGGCTGCATCCCGTACTACATCGACGGTGACTTCAGACAAGACCGAAAAGACATTTTTGGGCAAATCCACCGAGTGCCCCAGCAGCCCCGCAAACGCGTGATTCCCATCTTGGCGCACGACACATCTGTCGCCGCCTGATTCAACATCCATCCAACCCAACATTCGCCCGCCTGACCTGGTCAGTGCGGGCTTTTTACTTTGGAGACTCGTATGCCTGAACCGACAAGCTCTGGCGTGGCAGGAGCGGCCGCTGCTTACAAGGCCTTTGGGGGTACTGCTGCGGCGGTGGCCAGTGGTGCCACGCTGGCCGCCGTGGTGGTAATGCTCATGACGCCGCCGCGCGACAAACGTGAATGGGCCGTGGGGCTCATCAGCACCGTGGTCTCCAGCATTGGAGGTGGAGCGATGACTGTTGAGTATTTGCAGTTGCACCACTGGGCGTTTTCTACCGTGGGTCTGTGTGCCTTGGGTGGGCTCATGTTCGCCTGCGGATTGCCCGGATGGGCCATGGTTCGCTGGGTGTTCAACTTCATTGGACAGCGTCGAGACGCCTCCATTGACGAAGTGGCCAAGGATGTGAAGGAGATGCTGTGAACCCAACTGAATTCATCATGCGCCTGACGAAACCGGCGGTGGAGTCACAGCGCACGTCTGGTGTACCCGCAAGTATCACGATCGCGCAGGCGGCGTTGGAGTCCGCCTGGGGTGATTCGGGCCTTGCAAAGGCCGGGAACAACCTCTTTGGCATCAAGGCCGACAGCCGCTGGCGTGGCGAGACCCTCACCATGAATACACGTGAGTTCATCAAGGGGCAATGGCTTGTTGTGCCAGCCAAGTGGCGAAAGTACGGCAGCTGGCAGGCCAGCATTGATGACCATGCCGCATTCCTCAGAGGCAATCCGCGCTATCGGCCATGCTTTCTGTGTCAGACCACGGAGGCATTTGCACGTGCATTGCTCACAGCTGGGTATGCAACTGATCCTGGCTATGCCGATAAGTTGATCAACATGATCGACAAATACCAGCTCGCAATGCTGGATACGCCGTCGGAGGCCGCATGAGTACCTGGCTAATGCCCTGGCTCAGCGCCTTACCCCTGCGATGGATCATCTCAAGCCTATTGGCTGCGGGCCTGTTTTTGGCCGGCTACCGGCTGGGGCAGCAGGGCGTCCAACAGGCCTGGGAGGCTGAGCGCATGCAGCAGCAAACCGCCGCCTTGGCGCAATCCCTGCAGGTGGCCCAGGTTCAAACCCAACAAGAACAGATCAACCAGCGCATCAGCACCGATCATGACACCCGAAAAAACCAACTTCAGCACCTGTGGCGGCCCCAAAAATCGCCCATTTCGCCCATCTCGCAGGTTCCTGCTCCGCATGGGGCTAATGACCAGCGCACTGACGCTGAGCGCTTGCGCAAGTCAGCCTCCAGCCCCGACAGTCCCAGCACCGTGTCCGCCCATGCCGAGCCTGCCACCGGTGCTGATGCTGCCGCCTCCCACGCTGTATCTGATCCCGCCAGCGCTCAGATCCCCGTGACTTGTGAGCAATTGGCCAGCGACGCCGCGCAGGCCACGCTCATGGTCTTGACTTTCCAGCGCTGGTTTGCGGAACAAGCCAGAGCCCTGGAGCAGAGCCGGTAG